GTACGTGGAGAATTACAGGATTTTTAATTTTCAATTCGTTAACGTCGTTAGACTCTACGATTTCACCAAACACGGTTCTACCTACATAGTCTAAAAACACAGCTATTTTTTGATTAGTATTACTCATCAGAAAATATATTATCATATATTTAATAAAAAGCAACATTGTAAGTATAAGAAAATATGAAAATTTTTAAAAAAGGAAATTATTATTTTAAATATAATAAGTTTAGTAATGAATATATTTTAATTGAAGATGATAGTATAAGATTTGACAATGATACATTTAATCAAGAAATAACAGACTTAAATGTAGATAATATAATAAATTCAATTATCAAATCTAGAGTTAAAAATGGAAACGAAAAAATTTCAAATATTGTTAAAAATAAAAGAAATAATTCTTATTTGAGCGCAGAAGAAATTATAAAACATTTATCCGATTTAAGAAATAAATTAAAAATGGAAAGTTTTAAAAAATTTTATTTTGAAAATAATTCCATTAAATCTGTAACTTGTTCGCAACCAATTTCAGGTAAAGGCCAACCAATTATATAATAAATTCTACTTATAACTGGAACTACGTTTTTTTCAAACATCATTTTATAGTCCATCTTTATAAACTTTTTAAATTCTTTTGGATATTCATCTATAAAAGCCATAGTTTTTATATTGAATTTATTTTTTTCACAATAAAAATATTTTATTTTGGTTCCATTTTGAATATTAGAATATAAATGTTTTATATTTTCATCTTCTAGAAGTTTATTATAAAATAATGCTCCTTGATAATGATTTGGCGTTCCCTTTCCGAATTTACCATCATCAAATAAAGAACTCCATTTGCTATAACTTTTTGCGTTTTTTCTAACTGCGTTAGATTCAGTTGGCATATTGCAATATTCTTCATATGCCTTATGAAATAATTCTGTAGCCTTTTTTCTATCTTTTGCGAGAATAGCTGATTCTATAACGTTTTTAACTAACTTTTTAACTTCTTTAGACATTGCCGCCTTTACTATTTCTATTCCTTTATATATAAAATCGTTTTTCTTAATGCCTTCATTATCTAATACATGTAATATATAAAACTTTTTTGCTTGTAATAATGCTACATCACATATTTTTTCTCTCTTAAAATGATATCTAGGATCTTTAGAGTTTAATTCTTGTTTAGCCCAAATATTAATTTCAATATTTACTGAATCTCCTAAATCTTTAATAAACGTTTTAGCTTCTTTTGAAATATTTCCTTTTTCATCTTTTAATTTTATACTGTTTTGTTTAAAAAAATCGCTGAATGATAAGAATGCACTATCAGTATCTATATATTTAACTATATCTTCATAATCTCCGGTAAATCCTTTATTTTTTAGATATTCAAAAAATAGCTGGGAACCTCTTTTTACTACTGATTGCCCAGTTAATGTTACGCTTTTTGCATGATCGATATCAAAAAACGGAGAATATTGCTGTGAAAAAATTCCATAAATAGAATTAATTAATGTTTTATAAACATTAGATAATGAATCGTTATCATTTGCTATAGTTAATAATTTTTTCCTTTCATCTTTATCTGTGCATTCTTGTAATTTTTTATTCGCTTCTAATGTTTTATTTTTACATAAAACTCTTTGGTTATAGATTTTATCAATCAAGGTTGGAACTACACCTTTAAATTTTTGAGTATATAATATATTAGCTTTTGTTATTGCTATATCTTCATCTCTAATAAATTTTAAAAACTGTTCTTTTGATAAAGAAACAATTTTACCATTAACTAACTTTAAATTAAAAATATTATCCTTTATTTCTATAATTTTTCCTATTTTTGTTTCTGGAGAAATATTAAGCGTGATGATAGTGTTTGGATATAGACTATTAGCATCGTATGTTACGACATCTTCATACAGATTAGGTTTTGGTTGTAGTACATAACCACCTTCAAATTTTTGTTTTATATTCTCGTAAGTAAATGTAGGTATAATTAAATTCTGTAACAATGCTTGATGTGCAACTGCTCCAGTAATCATTGATACTTTTCCTAAAGATTTTTCAAAAGGAATAAATCCTTTATATGATAAATTTCTTATAAGATCCATATATTTTAATTTATCATCAAGTTTAACCAACAATCTTACGTCTTGAATATTATAATCTACAAAAGTAGTCCAATCTTCATCAGCTAATTTAGTTAAAGATGAAGAATTATATGTTAATTTGGACTCTCCTAATTCATATTCACCTATGAACCCTAAAGAATATGATTCCCTTTCTCCCATAGAGAAAGTTTTATATATATCCATATAATCCAAACAACTAATGCCGTGAAGTATCCATTGATTTTTCTTTTGTCCTAATTTGTTTACTGACACTCCAACTCTATATTCTACTCTATCTATCGGAGACATTTTTTTATTTTTTTCTTCATCAAATAGAATAGTTAACCTATTCATTATATACGGAAGATCATATCCGTGGAAATTCCATCCGGATACTATATCTGGAGTATTCTTTCTCCAAAATTTAAGAAACGTAGAAAGCAATTCTTTTTCTGAAAAACATTTAACATACGTTACGTCTTCTTCTATAGTAGAATAAGGCTTTAATCCCCAAACATAATATTTTTGAAGTAAAGAATCATATACCGTTATTACGTTTATCATATCTCTTGCCTCTTCAGCACTAGAGAATGGATCTAATTCATTAGCTTTATATGTTTCTATATCCAAAAAGAATATTCTTAATGGATTTTGGATATTATAATCTGAACCAGAAAAATCTTTAAAGGTAGTTAATAGGTATTGTTGTTCTGTATTTAAGTTGAAAAATATTCTTTTGTTTGGAGAGTCCTTTACAAAAGACATTCTCCTAAAATTGTTAGGAAAAGATAATTTTTTTAATTTCGTATTAAAAATAGATGTAGCATCGTGAACATTTTTATCTTCTAGGTAAAGAAAAGGCTCAAAATCTACTTCCGCCTTTACTCTTTCTCCAAATTCATTCCAAGTCCACAAGTGAATTATGGACTTTTTATAATCATAATAGATATTTCTCCACATCTATTATATTTTAATATGCGTTGATAGTTATATCAAGATTTATTTTGCTCAGGATTTAAATTTATAAGATTTGGAGCTTTTTCTTTTCTCTCTTTAGATCCCCACTCTGTAAAATAAATTGCTTCGTACTCGTCGATATGATCTTCTAACCACATTCCTTCGACGTATTTTCTAGATTTTTCAGATAATTTAATATATTTATCAAAATCAGAAGTTAAATACTCTAACTGATTTATAAGATCATCTCCAGATTTAAACTTTAAATCTGCTGTTTCATAAGTGCAGAGATCTTGGAAAACTCCAGGAATTCCCAATGCTCCAGATTCTATCATTTTAATATTACTCTTTGATTTATTAAAAGTATTATCAGCTAATGGAGCATAAACTGCATTACAGTTTGCTTCATAAAGACCTCTTGGTAAATCAAAAAGCTGTGACCATTGTATAAATTCCATTTCTCCTGAATCTATAAATGGTTTTAGTGCTATAGGATAGCAACCTTTGAATACAAACTTAAATTTCTTTCTAGCTTTTATTATAGATTCTAAAACATGTCCGAAATCATCTTTTCCGTTTGTTTTATTCATTACATCTATGTGAGTTCCCGATCCTGCATATAAAATTCTTGGTCTTTTCTTATTTTTTTCAAAATTATTTTTAATTTTATCTATATCATAAAAACGATCCAACCAAAATTTTGGAGCGTAGTTTGGAATTACAGTTACTCTATCTGTTCCTATTTTGTCTTTATAATATTCTTTCATGAAATTACAAGTAACAGTAATTTCATCCATATTTTTCATTATATCGACTATGCTTTCGGTTATAGCTTTATCACAAAATGGTTCCTTACATCTATTGTAGTCTGGAATATCATCCTTAAAAACAATATCATCAACTTCATAAATCATTCTAAATTTTAATTCGTGACTAAGTTTTCTTAATTCTTTAATAAAATCTCTTTGTGCTGGAGTGGCTTGTCTTTGAACTCTAATTGCTTTTATATCTCTATAAAATCTAGGATCTAATACCATACATGTAAGTCCAGATATACACGCTTTTTGATAACCATTTAATAAAAATTCTGGCCATATCATTCTCCAAAATCCACATCCACCATAATCAGCATAATAGTTAAGTGCTCTAGGTAATGATGCTTCTGGCATATCTAACGCTGGAGCTTTCGGTATGCTGATAGGCTGTAGATTCATGTAACTATATACTGGACTTCCTATAGGTAAACCGTTTGGTTGATGTGGAATACCAATATTTACCGGTATTGTTTTATATACAATACTATTACTAATATCTTCTTTTATTTTTAAAGCCATAATTTTTTATTTAAACTTATTTTTTATAATATAAAAATCAATTAATCATTTTGGTTTCGCCGTTTGTTTTTTCCAAAAAAATAACATTATCAATATTTGATTTAGTTGATGTCTTATGAGATATAATATAAACCGATTCTTTATATTTTTCAACTTTTAATCTTAAAATATTTAAAATTTTATCAATACCATTATCATCTAATGCAGAATCAAATAATTCGTCATAAATATTTAAAGAATATGATATCCCTGAATGTAATCGTAAAACATCTTGAAACATAAACAAAATAGCAACATCTATTCTTTTTCTTTCTCCACCACTAAAATTGTGATACGAACATTCTTTACCTTGTTCATTATATATAGTTTCTTCAAACAATTCATTAAACTCACATTTACATGGAGCATCAAAAGTTTTTAAATAAAAATTTAATCTTTCATTTATAATTTTCAGTATTTTCTTTATTATATAGGTTTTTACTCCATCTTCTGACACTATAAACTTACAAGAATCAAGTATTTGTAAATATTTTTTAATATTTATAAGTTTTTCGTTTAGATTTTTGATTTTTTTATTACACTCTATTATATTTTTATCATAATCGTATTTTTCATTTTTAATCTTTAGAATATCATCATCATATTCTTTATTTTTATCTATTAGATTTTTAATTTTTTCGTTTGTAATTTCTATTTTTGTAGATTCCGCTAAAAGTTCTTTATGTTTATTTTTTAATTTTGTAATCCCCGAATTTACATCATTTATTTTTTTATCATTATCTTCTTTCTTATTCAAGATATCCTCTAAAGATTTGGAATGATTTCGTATGTTAATGTCTATTTCTTTCAGTTTTTCATTTAAAACTTCTA